CTATACAAAAAGCACAATGGATTACTGATGGTGACAACGTTCGCTTTTCAATGCCTATCGGCAAGATTGATAAAGAGCGCAGAATCGTTTCTGGCTTTGCTACTTTAGACAATATTGATAAGCAAAATGACATTGTATCCACAGAAGCCAGCCTTGAAGCATTCAGAAAATTCCGTGGTAATTTGCGTGAGATGCACCAACCTACAGCGGTAGGAAAGGTAGTATCTTTTAAAGAAGATCGCTATTTTGATCCACAATCAAAAAAATTCTATAGTGGCGTTTATGTTTCTGCTTATGTTTCAAAGGGTGCACAAGATACCTGGGAAAAGGTTCTTGATGGTACACTAACTGGTTTTTCTATTGGAGGTAATATTACAAAGTCAATGGATACCTACTCTGAAGAACTAGACAAAGCAGTAAGAGTAATTAAAGAATACGAATTGCATGAACTATCTCTTGTTGACAATCCTGCAAATCAATTTGCTAATGTCCTTTCTATTGAGAAGGGTCAAATTGGTGGATTCCTTGCAAAGACTACAGTTGATACAGTTTATTGGTGCAATACCCACGATATTGTTAGACTCTCAAAAGAAGAAACAGAGAGTTGCCCATCTTGCAGCGGTACAATGAAAAACATTGGATTCGTTGAAGATCAAAACGATATTGAAACAGTAAAGTTCTTAGTTGATAGTGCAAAAGGCATTAGGACAATTAAGATTACAAAGGAGGAAAATCCTATGACAGAAGAAACTGTTATTACAGAAGAGACACCAGTTGTCGAAGATGTAACAAAAGTTGAAAATGTTGAGGTTGCTCCAGAGGCTCCAGCAGACGCTGAGGCAGTTGCAGAAGAAACACCAGCAGAAGATGCTGTTGTTGAAGAAGCAAAGGCAGAAGAGCCAGCAGTAGAAGCAGTGGCAGAGGCAGCAGATGCTCCTGTTGCTGATGATGCAGAAGCAGCAGTAGATGCAATTGTAGATACAACTGAAGAAGTTGCAAAAGCAGTTGCAGAAATTAATGCTTCTCTAACTAATGCCTTGAGCAATCTTGCAGAAACAGTTAAGGCTATGCAAGCCAATGTTGATGCAATCACAAAGTCCCTTGAAACAGTTACAGGCGAAGTAAAGTCTGTAGCAAGTGAGGTAAGCCAAGTAAAGGGTTCTTTTAATGAGTTTGGAAAGCGAGTAGATCTTGTAGAAAAAGATACTGCTTTCCGCAAGTCTGGCGATCTAGGCGAGATCGTGCAGGAACCTGTTCGTCAGGTTCAAAAATCCCTATGGGGCGGACGTTTCCTCACAAATGCCGACCTATTTAATTAAGGTAACAATTCACTAGGAGGTGAACAATATGTCGGAACAAGAAATCGTAAAGAACTATCCAGGTTCTCCAACCGTATCGCACAATCACCAAGGTGACGGTGCTTTCGCTTCAGGTGACATTGGCGGTGCAACAGCAACTAGCCCAACCACATCTGATATTGGAGCAAACTTGGGTAACATTGCTACTCCTGAATGGGGTGTAACAACTGGTCCAAATGCAGTAAATCCTACTGGCACACCAGGTGGTATTCTCCTTCCAGAGCAGGCTCGCCGCTTCATCGACTATGTGTGGGATGCAACAGTTCTCGCCAAAGATGGTCGTAGAGTTACAATGCGAGCGAACACCATGGAACTTGAAAAAGTTAACGTTGGTGAGCGTGTAATCCGTGCTGCTGCACAGGCAAATAATAACTATGAAAATGCTGGTGCAACATTTACTAAAGTAGAACTAACAACCAAGAAGATTCGTCTTGATTGGGAAGTTTCAACTGAAGCACTTGAAGACAATATTGAAGGAGGTGCGTTGGAAGATCATCTAGTACGCTTGATGACCAATGCATTTGCTAATGATATTGAAGACCTCGCTATTAATGGCGATGGTACAACTGGAGACTTCCTTTCAATTATGGAAGGTTTCGTTTACAAGGTTGAAAATGATGGCGATGCTCATGAAGCAGCCGTCACTGTCACAGATGACAACTGGACTACAGAGGTAATGCAAGACATTATCCTAGCAATGCCACGTAAGTATCGTGCCCTAAAGCAGAACCTCAAGTTCTACGCAGGTACAGATGCATTCGCAGGTATTGTTAAGAACAACGGTACACTCGCTGATGCTATTGCTGAAGCGTTTGCACCACGTACTGGTGGTACAGAGCGCAACCGTCAAGACTATCTTGATGGTATGGGTCAGACATTCGGTGGAGCACGTACAACACGTGTTCTCGGTGTCGATGTTATGGAAGTACCTTACTACCCAGCAGATTATGTCGATTTGACATTCCCTGCTAACCGTGTTTGGGGCTTCCAGCGTGATATCACAGTAAACCGTGAATACAAGCCAAAGAAGGATACAATTGAATACACAGTATTCGTCCGCTTTGGTATTCAATGGGAAGAACTTGATGCAGTTGCTTACGCAGATGCAGCAGTTGACCCAACCGCATAGTTTGTAAAAACTATTAAATTAGGGAGGGCAGCGTAAAAACTGCCCTCCTTAGTCATTAGGAGATAAAATGTCATATCCTGGAAACCCTACAGTTCCTCATCAACATAATGGTGATGGTGCAATTGCAGTTGGTGGAGTTGGCGGGGTAATGGTAATGGGTCCTAATGGAATGATTACACAAACAAATGTATTAGGAAATATACCAACTCCTATATTTGGAGAAAATATAACAATATCTGGAACACCA